TTGTTCATTGTAAATTGCTGGCCAGTTTTCATCTGGTTAGAAATGTTCTTCCAGATTTCGTCGCCAACCTTTGCGCCGTAGAACTTGGCAATAGCGTCCTTAGAAACATCTTCGGTCTTGCCCTTAGTAAGTTCATAGCCCAAAGCGAATGTTCCAAGTGCGAGCGCACCAGGCCCCAAGAAGGAACCGGCAGTTGCTCCACCTGCCACGTCTGCTGCGCTTGCTCCTCCGGCGGCTCCGGCTCCTCCAGCTGCTCCGCCGATTCCGTTTTCGGTGATTGCTGCGGTCAGGTTTTCTAGTGCTGTAGTGTTTTCTTCAATAGGAAGTGCCTGAGAACCGCTACCGATTCCGAACTTGCCCAAGACTGCTTTGATGCCATCGTATATATCTGACCCTGCGCTGAACACGGCCTTCATAGCGCCTTGTACCTTGAGGGCAAGAGCGGTTGCGAACGTTGCGATTGCAGCGCCACCGAGAATGTCTTTAAGAAGTGGGTGGTTCTTAATGGCGTTAGCAAGTCCTTCGACCCAACTCAGCACGTCACTGGCAGCAGGAAGGATTAGTTTGCCCAGTGGGATAAGTGCGTTTTGCAGGTTGGTTTCAAAGATTTTGAGCTGTGGCCCGAGTTGCTGTGAGGCGTTCTTGAAGGCGTCGGAGAGCGACGTTGCGCCAGCGCCATTTAGGTTAGTCTGAAGTGTCACAAGGTCTTGCAAGTTTTTGACGAGAACCGATGCGGTTCCTCCGCCAGACGTGCCGAACACTGCGTTTGCCACCTGTGAAAGTGGCTCGCCTGATTCCTGAGCGACCTTTTTGATTTGGGTCAGGATGCCAACTATGTCACCCTTGCGTAGATCAGAAGCAAGGTTTTGCTGGCTCAGTCCAACCTTGTCGAGGCCCTGGGCGTAACTGGTCAACTTGCCCTTGTTGTCGGTAAGTGGCTTTTGAAGGTTGCCGAGCGAACTGACAAACGATGAGATTGAGCGAGTAGGGAGTCCAACCTTGGCGAACTCTGCGCCCAAAGGAATGACCGTCTTTAGTTTGATGCCGTAGTTTGCAAGTGCTACACCGACTCGGCCTGAAAGCATCTTTTCTTCGGCAGACAGTCCACCAACGAACTCTTTAGAACCCTTGACCAAGATGCCGGTCAACTTGGTCACGTCCATGCCCTTGGCAATCTGCAAAGTCTGAGCTGCGACGATGGCCTTGGTGGTGTCGGCAACTGAGGTCTTAGTGATTACGGCGGCTTCGGATGCGTCGTTGAGAAGTGTGACGGCCTTCTTGCCCTTGATGCCAGCCTGTTCAATCATGATTACTGACTGAGACAACTGCGACGTAGAGATACCAGTGGCGTCGGAGATTTTGATGATTGAATCGCCAAGTTTGTCAACTTGTGTCTTAGTCAGGTTGGTCTGGTTTTGGATACCGTCGAGTGATTCTTGAAACTTGTACGCCTGGTCTACTGCGTACACGCCAACAGCAGCGCCAAGACCCAGGATTGCTGACGAGGCTTTGTTGGTGAAGTTGCCGATTTTGGTTCCGGTGGTGTCCGAGGTTTCCCCAAACTCCGTCATCTTGGCTTCGGCCGCATCCATCTTCGCCATGTACTCTTTGGTGTCAGCTATGAGCGTGGCGATTACTGGTGGAAGTAGACCTGCCATGTTAAGCCTCCTGAGCGGCGATTACGGTTTCAGTGAATAGTTGGTCAAGCGCAGGCATAGCATCCTTAATACCTGGTTGCAGGTAAGGGAAGGGCCTGGTTGTGTAATAAGGGAACTGACCTGTTCCGTGATAGCCCAGTTCAATGCGTCGTCCGTAGACGGTGTGAGGGCCGGTGGTTGACTGAGCAGTACCCCTGCCGTCGCTGGTCGCTGAGTCCATGTAGATAGAGTTGGCGAGGTTGCCAGTCCAGCGAGTAGGAACAGGCCACGCCGTTGAGTGCCACTTGTCGGTTGAGTTTCCCGAGATGCGCTTCTGAGCTGCAATCTTTATTTCTTCAGCGCCACGCTTGACAAACTCTAGAGCCGCTTCGTTGACCCTGAGAATTATGTCCTCTAAAGCTTTGTCAAACTGTGGGATTCCCTCAACAATGTCAGCCATTGCGAACCTCGTTCATGACCTTCTCGATTTCGAGTAGCCAGTCAGTTATCTCCCTGGGCTGGGATAGGTAGTCCTCGTGCGAGCCACCGAACGTTTTGCGGAATTGGTACTCTCGGAACAGGTTGGACACTTCAGCGTCAACTTCAGCGTCTTGGCCTTTAAGTGCCGCCTCTAGTCGTGCTAGTCGGCGGTAGGCGCTTTTGGGTCGGGGTCTGGCGAGAAGTCAGTCACGCCGTTGTAGATATCAGCGCACGCCTTCGATAGTTCGTCGAAGATGGCCTTCGGTAGATCGAGAGCCGAGTCTGTCGTTGGCAGGTCGCCTAGTGACCAACTCTTCACCATGCCAGCAATCATCGTCGCCTGGTAGCCGTCAAGGTTGGCCTGGTCGTCGTCGCTAATCTCAGCGAAGATAGTCCAGGTCTCAGGCTTGGTGTCGTCGAAACCGAGATTTGACAACTTGGCTGCGGTTCCAGCCGCCTTCATGTACGCCCGACTAATTGCCCGATTGGTGCGCTCGGTAATCTCGTCCTTGCTGTAAAGGATGGCTGACTGGTTGTTAGGTAAGTTAACTGCTGGCATGGTGTCCCCTTGTTAGTTGGTTTAGTAAGCGGTTGAAGTTGCGTTGACTACGTTGGCCTGAATTGGCGAGTAACCCGAAGTGGCGTCAGTTGAGTCGGCGTTAGCGACAAACTCAACCTCTACTTCAGTGTACGACTTGCCTCGTGTGCGTTTGACGTTTTGGAACTGTGCGCTCGTCATCGTGAAACTGATGGAGTACTGCGTAGCCGACTGGCTGTCGTTGGGGTCGGTGAACGTAATGACCAACGATTCTGGGTCACGGGTTAGAGCAGCTGCGCCCGAACCAGTTGACCAAGGGTCGCTCTGGCTGTTGACGACTGCGGTGAACTTACCGCTCACTTCGAGTGGGCCAGCAAAGTTAACGTAAGGAGCCTGAGCGCCCATCGTGAAAATTGGAGCCGTCTTGCGTGAGAGCGTCAACTGACCGTCTGAAATGTAGTTGTAGACAGTGCCACCAACGGTGATGGTCGTGTCCCAAGCAGGAATCATGTGGACGGCTGAAAGGCTTGGCGAACTGAAGGGCGTTGGAGCAGTCGTTGCCGAGGTGTAAGGGTTGGCAAAGAACTTGACCGTTCCCTCAGCTGCGGCTTCTGCGCCGAACGTAATGTCGAGGCTGTCAGCCTGAGCGCCGAGGATGGTGAAGTAGTTAGCACCGTCGAAGTCAAGGATTGAAAACGACTCGGGCTGTGAACCGATTGAGGCGTTGTTCAGCAACTTCATGTTGTGCGTGTAGGGGCCTGAACCACTAACCGTGTCAGTTCCACCGAGTACCGACTTGATGAGGTAAGGGAAGGTGTCAGCGAATAGGTAAAATTTCCCATCATATTCATCGTGACGTACGCCTTGAACTTGGTCGTACACCGTGACTGGCGATCCACGCAAAGCCTGGTCACGAAGGAAGGTTTGGTTTGGAGTTATTTGGGGCGACGTTACTGGAATGTAGACAGGGGTTCCGCCGGTGTTCAAGACACCACGGGTGGCCTCTGGCAAGATTCCAAGGTAACTATTTGCTACTAAGTAGGCGGCCATTACTGAGGCTCACTTTCTGATTGGGTAGGGGTTGATTCGGGTTCGGGTGTTACAGGCTGAGAATTGGCTTCTGGGGCTGTCTGCGTGGCAGATACGGGGACCCATAAGGCGTCGGGAGCGGTGTCGAGCGAGTAGGTCTGGCCTGGAACTGCGACCAAGACGTTGCCGTTCGTGTCGAGGGTTCCGGTGTAGACCGTTTCGTAGAATCCGGTGTAGGTGAATTGGCTCATGTGTAGTCCTGTTCTAATACGGTAACTCGAATAGTCGAGAAGGTTTGGGTGACTTCTTGTGCGCCACCAAGTAGCACTGGAAGGTCGGACTCAATCTGAATGTCCACGCCTCCGTCAATGCCACCTTCGCCCCACTGCCAGACGTTGCCGGTTGCGTTTTGCGGTGCGCCAGCAGTGCGGTTGGCTCGGATTGCTTCGACGAACGAGTTGAGAAAAGCTTCGTTGTTCATGGCTGCGACTTCGGCTTGATTCTGCGTAGATCGGAAGTAGCACGAGAACACGAAGTTGTAAGTCACGAACTTGATACCACTGTTTGACCCACTCAACGCTCGGCGCTGTTCGCTCTGACGCTCGATGAACGTAAAGACAATCGCACCCTCGAACTGACCTGGGATTTGCCCGATGTAGAACATCCCCTCGGGCGTAATCTTTGGTGGGAAGGTGTAGATTGTGGAGAGACCTTGAATGTCGGCGTTTGCCAGATAGTCCACTACTTGGTCTCGGACTATTTGACGAGACATTAGACACGACCCCAGATGTTACGGAATGTGTCGAGCAAGTCGTAGGCAGCTGCGTGGTGCATTTCGGCTGAACTCATGCCACCGGCTCCGGCGGCTTCGTTAGCGCCTGAGAGCAAGAACGCACCAGATCCACGCTCCTCACACATCGCAACGACGAAGTGGATGGTTGCTTCCTTGACCGAGGTCAGGTTCGGCGCTGCGACTGATACCTCAGCGACGTGGGAATACTTAAGCGGTGAGGCGAGTGGGAGAAGGTCGGGGCCGTCAGTCTCATAGGTGTCAGCGACCACTACCGTCTCGGTGTTTGCGCCGTCCCAGATGATGAGTGCTGAGCCAGGGTAGATACCGACGCTCGACGTTACGAGAATCTCGGTGTCTCCGGCGCTCAGGGCGTTGACGTTCATCGTGTTGGCGAAGCCGTTAACGTACTCGTACTGGCAAGCGTACTCATTGCCGTAGGACGCTGAAGGGAAGAACGATGTGCCGAACTGGTAGAACGTGCCGGAGCCTGGGTTCCAGTTGGTGTCAACAATGAACTGGTAACGCTCGATGTGCGTGTTGTTGTTCGTGAGTGGGATTGCGGTCATGCCACCAGCAGGGCCAGCCGAGGCGTATGAGAACGACTTGACCTCAAGGACTGGGAAGCCGTAGGGGTGGATGATGAACTGGCCTCGACGGTTAATAGAGCAACGTCCGTTCTCGGTGTTGACCGTAGCGCAAAGTGTCTGAAGAACACCTGAGCAGTAGCCGTCAACCTTGGCTGATGCCTGATAGATCAACTGCAACAGCGCAGCGTCTTGGGAGTTCACGCCGGTATTAGGAACCAGGTTGGTGAAGTCGAGACTGGCGGCAATCGCTGAGTTCTTAACGTCTTGAATAGTGACGTAGGGAAGCGTGTTGTTTTCGTCTAGTACCCAAGGAGCTACGATTGACATTGTTATTCCTCTGGCGTCAGGTCAGTACAGCCACAGCGACCGCACTTGTCTCGAAAGACATTGTTGAATGAACACGCAGAGCAGATGTAGCCCTGTGCGTTTCTAAAGGTAATACCGACCACGCCAAAGTCTCCCGATGTTAGAAGCCGTTTGGCTGTGAGGTCGTCAGTGTGAAAGGTTCCGTCCTTTTGCTGGGCGATAACCTTTCCATCTATTTCAATTTCTTTTTGA